TAAAAAGAATAAGAAAGAACTAGGTAAAGTTGAAGGGTTTTTGAAAGGATTACTTGGTAGTCTGTTTGATAAAGACGAATTGAAACGAATGGCTGTTATGTACGCTGGTTCTAGACTAATGGGATATGGACATGGAGGTAGTCTAAGTTTCGCTGTAAAGAATTACATTGGTAGAACTGATGCTAAAGATACAGCTAATCAAAATTTTGCTCTGAGTAGTAAAGCTCAAGAGACATACACAGCAGGATCTCTACAAACTTTTAGAGAAACTGGAGACATGGACGATCTCATAGAGAAAGGTAAACCACTAGCTACTGATGGTACAGTTAGAAAGTTTGGTAGAAGAGTGGGTACAGGTAGAAGACAATATGTCGAAGCTCAAAAGTATTGGACTGGATCTGGTGAAGATAAGAGAGTTAAATGGATTACTAAAGATGGACGACCTATTGATCCATTAAACTGGACTTTAAACAAGCATGAGATTGAAGATACCGACGAGTACAATAATGCCATATTAAAGTTTGGTAAAGAATACGCAGGAATGGTTAGTTCATATAGAAATAAAAATATGAAAGTTAAAAATGCTTCAGGAGATAAGGACGCAGTATATAGAGATGGTGTTGATCCTGCTATTATGGGACCTAGACTTATAAAATGGGCTTTAGAAAATGGAGTTGCATTAGCTGATATGCCTGATTTAATAGAGTTAGGATACGGTGCTGCTAAGGCTGACGTATCAAATAGAGAGGATCAAATTACAGATCTTATACCGTACTTGAATGGTCTTAAAATTAGAGAGACTACAGAAAATCTTCATTTGTTTAAACAAGTTTCTCAAACTAAAGGTGAAAAGAGATTAGGACCTTATAATGGACCACCGGTTGATGCTAAAAAATTCGAAAAAGCTAGACGAAGAATCGAAGCTATTATGAATAGGGAACCTTCATTTAGGGATTGGTCTGATTTCCAAAAGCAAAATGCTATGCTAAGAATCATGGAAGAAAGATGGGATAATCTAGGTAAAGTACGTAACAAAGAAACAGGACAATGGGAAAAACAACCTGGTGCTAAAGAAACTAAAGAGCTTCAAGACATATGGTGGAGAAAGGCTGGAAAATTAAAGTCATCTGGATTCTTAGAGTTTTTAAATGATGAGCTTGCTAAAGAGTCAGAAGAGCTATTAAAATAAAGGAGCAACTAGTATGAGTATATTAGATGAGCTGCGTAATGTGGCAGCTAATAATAACTTAAATAGAGACTATACTTATATAGATTCAGATACTGTCGCTAGTAAGAGACGAGTTGATAGCGATGGTAAACCTTTAAAGTATAGGATTAAAGGTATTCAAGCTCCTGAGACTACAAAGTTCTTTAATAATGGACTGATAAAACCAGGAACAGCAGGAACTAATGATGCCAACGCTGCACTACAAGCTCTTGCTAAGAAGATGGGATTTACAAATCTAGTTCCAACAGGCAAGTTTGATCCTAGAGGCCGTGAAGAAGCTGAACTTGTAAATGATAAAGGTGTAACTTGGCAGACTGCTTTAGCTAGAAATAATATATTAGAGCCCAACCAGTATACTTCTAATGAAGCTAACCGTGCTTATAGACTAGCTTCAATCTTTGGTACTCAATCTAACGATGAGAATTGGGATAAAGCTCGTAACATTATTTCAGATGCTATTGTTCGTGAAACAAAATATGAACAAGCGTTTAAGCGTAAAGCTGTAGATGAACTAGAACTTGCGTATGGCGGTAACTACTTTGCTCCTGGCTCTGTAATGTGGAGAGACCACTCAAGAGATCTTAATAACAAAGCTATGAGTCCCTTCTCTACTGCTATTGATGTAGGTCTTACAGGAGCTGTTGAAGCTATGTTTGGTTTTGCAGAAATGTCTGGTGAAACTTCAGGATGGAATTGGTTAGAGAATGTAGGTGAAGCAGGTGTTTATAGAGCTAGAGATAAACTCAAGAATATGCCTGAGATTGTAACAAGTTTTAGAGATATTAACGGGTTCTTTGGAAAAGAAGGAGCATTACAATATGTAGCTAACAACGGTGCTATCTCACTACCGTATATGGTAGCTACTATTGCTGGTGCACTTGCTTGGCCTGTAGCAGGAATTTCGGTTATTGGAGCAGCGGCTACTGGACTGGCTCTATCACCTGTTGCTTTATATACTGGTACAGTTTGGAATGATATGGAAGGTGACAACAAAGATCCTGTCATAGCACTCGGCGCAGGACTAAGTCAAGCTGTGCTAGATAGATTTGGTTTAAAGTTTTTAATGGGAGGAAAAGGATTAGTAACTAAAGAAGGAAGAGAAGAAGTTACTACTGCATTAATGAATAAGAGTAGAACAGCAGAAGGACAAGCAGATCTTGCAGCAAGAGGTTTTGCAGGAATTACTGACATTACAAGAGATCAAGCTGAGAAGATGGTTTTACTTGCAAGCAGAAAAGAACTAGCTACCTTTGCTACTGATGCAGCTAAGTTTGCTAAGAAACAGTTAAACGCTAGGAATCTTTCAAAGTATTTATTAAAGAGAACAAGTATTGGTGCTGCAGGTGAAGGAATTACGGAAGCTTTACAAGAAACTGTAGGTTATACTGCCGCTCATGTGAAGACTGGGTTCAGAGATTGGGATGCTAATGAGTTTAATACAAGATTAATTGATGCTAGTATAGCTGGTTCCTCTTTAGGTGGTGCTCTATCTACAGCTGGAACCATGTTTGAAACTGCTGCATGGACAGACATAGCTCATAGAACTGGCGTAGATACAGGCAAACATACTTCTAATATGGGTCAAAAGGCTAGACAAGATACAGCTAGATATGGAAAACAGTTTCATCTTCAAGAACATAACGAATCTATTCCTTCTAGCATTGCAGACTATAATGCAAGAAGACAAACAATAGAGACCGAAATAAATAGCATTGAAACTACTCTTAATAACCCTAACTTCATGATACTAAATGCTGATGGTACTGTAGATCCGGCTAGAGTAGCACAGTTAGAACAAAAAAGAAGTGACTTACAAGCAGAGTTACAAGCTCTTCAAGAACCAGAAGAAATGAATGATAGAGTAGATCGAGAAGATAGTAGAAGATCTACAAGAGATCTTGCTCAATTAGGAAGAGAAGGTTGGAGAGCTATACCCGCTTTATGGAGAGGTTGGACTCGTTATCTATTTGATAACATGGGTGGGATTCAAGAAGATAGTCTTACTGCTCGTATAATGGCTGAAAAAACTGGAGCTAATTTACAAAGATCTACTTCCGGACAGTCTTATGAAAATAGAAAGAACACTTTAATTTCTGAGATTAGATATAAGTTTGGAGATGTTACTAGTTGGTTAGCTAGGTTTGGTTTTACAGACCATGCAAAGTCTCGTAAAGAATTTAGTGAATTATTTTACTCAGCTTTTAATCAAGCTAAAAGAAGAGCTGAAGCAGATGGCGGTAGACTTATTAACTGGACAACAGATCTAGATAGAAGCCACCCACTTTATGAAAAGCGTTGGCAGCTAGCTTTACTACATTCTAAACTAAGAGAGGCTGGTGATAACATACATGAAGCGCAGCAAAAACATAATCCAGAATTAGGTTATATAGATGACTATATGTCTAGGCATAAGTCATTTGATAAAGAAGCTATTGAAAATGATAGACAAGGTTTTGAAAGCGCTTTGTTAAGTTTACTTGATGATAACGGTCAACCATTAATGACACCTGCTGTAGCTACTAAAGTAACAGATGCTATCTTAAGACAAGATGGTATTAACGAATTGCCCGATAGCTTTGATGCTGATGGAGACTTCTCAGTTACTGCTAAATCTACTTTTAGACCACAATCTCATAGACGTAGAAACCTTAATTTATCTGATCGACCTGAATTTAGTAAGTTTATGGAAGGAGATTTGTTTACTAACTTTTCTAATTCAGCTAAATCAGCTGTACGATATGTAGCTTTAGAAGAGTATGTTGGTAGTGATAATACTAAAATCAATTATGAATTACAAAAAATTGAAAATGAATTAATAGAATCAGGTAATTGGACGGCAGAACAAGCTAAAGCTAGAGTAGATAGATTAGCAAAAGGAATGAAGACTTACTATGATGCTGAGTCAGGTAACTATAATAGAATTCAAAGTCCTATGTTTCTTTGGGCTCAAAAGAATTTATTGTTTGTAACGACTCTTACAGGATTGCCGCTTGCTACAATATCAAACTTTGTTGAACTTGCTTTGTTAAATAAAAGTTTAACTTGGAATCAAATGTTTGGTAAAGATAAAGGTAGTATTAATCATATAGCTAAATCATTTGCCGATGAAATAAATAACACAGCTAATAGATTCTATGGTCAGATAACTAATCAACCAACGCCTCATAGAAGATCTGAAGGTGGTCATGCTATTATTAAAAGACTAGGGTTTTTAGATTGGGAAGTTGGTGCAGCTCATACAACCGGTGTTACTGAAACAGGCCGTTGGCATCAGCGATGGTTGGACATATACTTTAAAGTTATTTTGTTACAACAGTGGACTAATGCGGCACGAGCTTCACGAGCTGCAATTGCTGGTGACTACATTAGTGATAAGATAGCAACGTTAGTTACTGCAAAACAAACAGGAGTTATTACTAATGAAGCAGCTGAGGCAGCTGAAGCATTAAGAAACTTAGGAATGGATCCTAACTTTGCAGTACAATATTCAATGGGATTTCCAGATCGTGCTCAAGCAAATGATATGGTAACAGCTACTAGATCTTCTCCTACTTTTGAAGAAGAAGCTAAGATGAAAGCCTTTTTAGATGATGCAACGTTTAACTTTGTTAACGAAGCAGTTGCACTACCTCAGTCAGCAAACAGACCATTAATCTTTCAAGACCCTCGGTTCGCTTTGTTTACTCAGTTCCAAGGTTTTATAGCTACGTTTACAGCTAACCATATTCCTAAAATGTGGGGTGAGATGGCTAGACGTGGTACTCCAGCAATGAAGTATAATGTTTTTGCAACTATGGTAAGTATGATTGCATTAGGCTTTGCATCTCAACACTTAAAAGATTTATTAAAGTATGGTAAGACTACTCCTTACTTTGAAGGAATGGAATATGTTAGACGTGGAGTTGGAGCTAGTGGATTATTAGGTACAAGTGAGAGAGCTATTGATTTTGCCTTTCCAATGTACGATAAGAGATATGATAATGTAGTGACTTGGACTCTTGGTGGCGTTGCAGGTGAATCAGCAGCTTTAAGTAAAGCTCTTAGAGCTGGAGGGTTAGGATACGATGTAGCTTTTGAAGATAAAGATTTGAGTACACTAGCAAAGATTTCTCCAATGACTCAAGTGATACAACAACAAACAAAGAAATTACCTACATGGGAATTAACAGGGTGATAAGGTGAATAAATGGCATTAAGAATAAGAACTAATCCTGAAACAAACAAGATAGAAGCAGAGGTAGAATCTCAAGTTGCTCTTGAAAGACAGAGTGCTGTTAAAGAGTTAATTGAAAGAGGTCCACCTAGTTTAAAAGTACAACCAGGAGGCACTCATATTGGTGGACATTTAAATGCAACTAGACCTTTTGAACCAATTCCAGTTGAAGGTAAATCTAAAATCCCTTCAAGAACCAAAACAAATCGTCCATTATCTCCTATGTTAGGCACTCTTGATAAGGGAAACATTGATAATCCTGTATCTCAGCAAGAAGTAAATGAACAAATTTTAAAAAGAGAAGTAGGTGCAGAGACAGGTGTAGGTAGAGGTGGTCTAACTCGTCTTGCAGAACAACAAATTGAAGACGAACGAGTCGCAGCTTGGTCAGAGCAAATGCCTTCTATTGCTCAACGAGAAGTTACAGATCAAGGTTGGGAAAACAATGGGCATGGTGCAGCAATACAAAGATGGGATAGACTCGATTCTTTATATCGTGAAGAAGGAATTAAAGGCAATCCTTTAGACCCAACAGATATTTCTCAAGGTTTACCTGGAGCTACCGTTCAAGGTGCTTATATGGATGAAACCCAAACTAAAGAGGTACAACGGGGTTTAAATTTGTATGACCAAGATCGAAATCCAGATTCTCTTATATCAGATGAGACACCGAGAATTGAGTTAACAGCAGAAGAACTTACTGCAAGAGCTAAAGCAAAGCACCATGAAACTGGTGAACCCTTACTTGATGAAGAAGGTAATCAAAAATTTCTTAAGAGATTTGAATATGGAGCTACAAGATTAGACACAACTGAAGAGATGTGGCAAGACAAAGAACAACGAGAACTTTACGAAAATATGGGTGTTACTTTTATTGATCCAAATTCTACTAAAGCTATACTACTTAATAAAGACGGTTTAAATGCAGGAGAAGTATTTACAAATCCTACAACTGGTAAAACCCATACAGTAGTTAGACACAAATTTAGCAGAGTTCAAGGAGCAGCAACAGAGAAATGGATTTATAAGAACCAACATAAAGCAGGTAATTTAGAGGCACTACAAGCTGCAGCTGATCCAATCAGTATGCTTGGTAAAGCTCAAGAAGAAATGACTGATCAAAGAGATACTTCAGTTGAAGTTGGGAAACCAATGGGAAGAAGCCAAGGCGCAAACGAATTAGGAAGAGAAATAGCTAAAGCTTGGTGGAGAGAACAGAACATTGAACTTGGTAGACCTACTGATGAATACAATATAAATGCTTTAACTAACGATCAGTATACTACGTTAGGTGTATTAGCAAAAGAGATGTATCATGCGGCTAATCCTTTACTTTATGAACGACATACCAATGGGTTGAACCAAGACTCTAACGCAGCAGAGTTTGTTCTTACTAAGATGGGAGCAAGAGCTATTGAAGCTACCGTTAAAGGTGTACCAGATGCTTTTGTAAGTCAGGAGATTCCGCCTAGTGCAATACCAAGAACTTTAGCTCAATTGCTTGGAGAAGGTGAGGCTAAAAATATTCGGAAGAAAAAGACTACAGCTATAGTAGATCGTACAATACGAAAGGTTGAAGAAGCTAGAGCTAACATGGGATCAGTTGCTCATATTGTAGATCCTTTAAGGGAAAAGCTTTACTCTCAGTTAAGTATTGAAGCACTTGTTGCAATGAAAACACTGTCCGCCCCGAGCCAGGTCGGTGATTTCTTTAGACTCGGCCCTGCAAAATTAGCTGAGTATCGAGGAGAAGAGGATAAACAAAGATTATTTTATGAGATCGATTTAGAAGATAAAGGAGGTGCACAAGCATTAGAAAATGCTCCTAAAGAAACTATTAAACTTCCAGATGGTACATCATTTACAAGACTTAAAATAGATTATGATGCTAGATTTGAAATGGAGAAGCAATATCTTAAAGCTTTAGAAGCTTTAAATACTATATCAAGATATAGAGGTAGAGCTAATTATCTTGATTTTGTTTTGCAAGAACTTCAAACTAGAATGCATGCAGCTCAAACTAGGTTTAACCCTCAGCTTATACCGTGGATTAGATACGTTACAGGTGGAGCCAAACCAGCTATAGTGTCTCCTCATTCTAATACAAATCCAACTAAAGCTTTTAAAGAATTAATTGTTACTTTATTTTTTGATGCTGAAAAAGATGCCCACGGAGATCCTTTAGGAGAAGGAGATAAACTTTTACCTGAACATAGAGTAGCTTTGTTTGATAGTGAATGGAATCAACCTGATCATGGTCGGTTAAGGTTTCTTATAGCAGCAGGTAATCAAGTAAAAGATAGTTTAATCGATGATGCTACTATGGATACTCTGTCTAAAGAAATGAAACAAATTGAATTAAAAAAGGAAGGAGTTGTAGTACCTCTTAATGTTCAAGCAATTCCTAAATTAAAAGTTCCTGAGTTTATATTAAATAAAGCTAAAGAAAAAGATTTAGAAGCCTTACATATGGTTGAAGCTATTCATGAATTAGCTAGATACAAAACAGCTTGGAATGATAAAACTTCTTTTAGTTCTAATATAGGTGTAGAAGTAGATGGTAAGACTCATGGACCTGCCTCTTATATGATGTCACTCGGTTCGTTACCCGCTGCTTATAGAGTAGGAGTTTTACGAAGAGCTGGAGCTACTAAAAACTTAGACAAAGTTCCGCAACGAATATTAGGAGGATCAGAACATTGGGATTTACCAGACAAAGCTAGTATGGATGCTCTAATAAAAGACTTATATAACGGAGAAGAAACAGAAGACGATGCTATTGCTGGAGATATCCGTAAAGGTATGGCTGAGTATATGTTAGTAAACGGTCAAGCCGCAGCAGCTAACTTCATGAGAGGTGAAGGGCAACAGAACGAGAATATAGCTAAACTATATAATATTGTTCAACTTGCTATGAAAGATAGAGAGAACTTTCTAAAGAAACCTCCTATGACTTTGTCTTATGGACAGCTTATAGATAATATAAAAGAGTCTATAAAAGATGCTGTGTTCACTGGTCCTACTGCAAATGAGATTAGTAAAATTTTATACGATCCACAATTTGGAAAAGCTATTGATAAAGTTAGATGGAAAAATGAGAGTGGATCTTTCAATGAGCGTCGTGAAGAAACAGTTATAAAGTTTCTTCATACATTATTAGCAGACTCAATTGATAGTGTTTTAGATCCTACTGTTCTAGCTATGGGTCAGTTATTAAGAGCTAATAACGTAGTAGCTATGATGACAGATCAAGTCATGACAACTAAAAATGCTATTGGTGTAGATAATTATATTGGAGCTAAGACTAATATCTTAAAGCCTAACAGAGGTATGGTTAAGATGTATACGCCTAAGATGAAGAATGGTGTATATGATTTACTTGCTCCTAAAAGAAAAAGAGGACAAATACCTAGTAATATTGGGGAAATTCAGCTCTGGCAACAGGTCCCTTCAGGTAGCGCATTAAGAGCTATGGATACTGATGACGGTGTTGTTTACGTTCCTGGTGGAGAAGGTCGAGGTAAAGTTATACCTGCCATTATACAAGGAATCGATGGAGCTTGGATGAACATGATGTTCACAAATTCTTGGAATGATCTTAAAGGTAACTACATGTTGCCTATTATGGATGCTGTTAAAACAGATCTTAATGGACTTCATAAAGTTAGAGACCATGCAAATAAAAATTGGTGGAAAGTTATTGAGAATTATAATTATACAGATAGTTTAATGAATGGTTGGACACCTAAAACTATAGATAATTTTAGAGAAAAACTTAAAAATCTTGGTGATCAAGAACTTGATTTGTTTGATAAAAATCTTTTAGATAACGAATGGCGTGGATTCTTTTGGATGTTCCATGAGGTAAGTCCAAGTCTTAAAAAAGATAAAGGATCTACTTATACACAAAATTTCAAGAATATTAGGAGATTATTCTTTGATACTTATAGAGGTAAGATCGCACGTAAAGTTGGTACATATTATAAATCAACTGATGAAGCAGTAAAGACTGGTAAGAAAAAGGTTGGTGATATTAAAACACCAAGCGAACCACTCCATGCATATAGGAAACGTGTTAAAGACGAAGTAGCTGATAAAGTAGATCAGCTGTTTCCTGATCTTGCTCATTCTAAAGAACCACCATATAGTGGTGCTAAAGAAGAAGTAAATATATACTTCGGAACAAACGAGAATAGTATCTTAAGTAATCTCGCTTTAAGACCGTTCACTGATAAGACTGGTAGAAAATATAATTCAGTTGAACATGCTTATCAAACCTGGAAATCTGGTAAATTTGATGAAGCAACCTTCAACAAACGTTGGGATAGTGGTACTAAGCATACCGGTACGTTTCCAGTAAATAAAGATGCTAGTATTGAGTTAATGACTCGTCTTATTAAGCTGAGCTTTGAGCAAAATCCAAAAGCACTTGATGCTCTTTTAGCAACTAGTGGAACGAGGCTGACCCATAAACAAGACAAGACTATATGGGGAAAAGCCTTTCCTAAAATTCTTATGGAAATAAGAGACGCTGAAAGCCAACAACCAGTTAAAGACAGTACAAATAGATATTTTAAATACTATCAAGACGGTAGGATTACAGCAAAAGCTAATACTATATTAGAGATCTTTGATAAAGTAATAAGTAAAGATGGATTAGATTTATTAGCTCGTAATAAACAAGCATCAGAGTTAATTGCTAGAAGAAAAGCAAATCTAATTAGGATTGTTAAAGAATTAGGAGCTTGGCTTGGACAAATAGATATAGGATAAAGTAAAAGGGTACCTTAATTGGTACCCTTTTTTTTATTTAACCACAGATATCATAATGATATAGATGATGAAGATCATTTTTATCTACATATTTTCTAATCCAATATTGAGGGAATTGCATTTCAGTTCCGTCAAGAAATACAACTCCATATTTATAGATAAGAGCTATGTCTTCTTCATCTATGCCTATTACATTGTTGGGTTTAATTTTTATCACACTCATATTCTACTATCTAAGAAAAGAAATAATCACTGTCGGCTATCTCTTTTATATTTAGATCTCCTAACTTATAGTTATAATTAAAGTTATCAGGTTCAAATAATAACATTTCAGCAATGTGCTTATAGTAATCGTCATGATCGTACATTTTAATGAACACTTCTTTAGTTAAACTTAATAAGCTAGCTACATCACAAGCGTGAGTAGAAAATGAGTCATGTATTGCAGCAAAGTCTCCGTCCCAATGGTGGATAATTAATGCCATGTGAGCTGCATCCATACTATGCATAAAGTTTGGACTTATACCTGATGCAAATCCTCCTGGACTAGCAATCTTTTTGCCATAGACAAGACGAGGTTCCTTGCCTACATGCTGGATCCTCATATCAGATATCCAGCTTTTCCATTTGATATCTTCCATTACATAGTTTTCATAATGTACTGGAAATCCAGATGGTGTAGTCCATTCTACAACAGGTTCGTTTAAGTCTGCAATGATATGGTTTGCTATTGTTTGCAGGTAACTCATAGTTTCTAATGGACCAGGGCAGACTTCATCTATAGCCTTAATAAGGTTATAAGATAAATCATTACAATCTGACATGGATACATTATACTTACTATGAAATCCTTCTGCATAACAATCAGCATACATATTCAAAGCAATAGCTAAGTGGCCTGCACTATAGGCTCGTGTCATAGATCCTCGTTTAGATATACCTTTACGGATATGTTTCATTGGCATACCCCTACTTTCAAACCATTCAGGCATCCTAGCTATTAAAGCTTTAGCTGTCTGAACGTAGAAGTCTTTAGGTATATCTGTTTGAACCAGACCTACTAACTTACCTGCTTCCTTATCTTTAGAGATAGCTGCTAAGTGCTGCCATCCATTATTAGATCCGTCGATAGGGACAGGAAGGTTGATATAGTGCACATCGGTTTCTGAAGAATGATCCCAGAGAGCACACCATGCTTTGCAACAAGCAAGAAAACTTACAGGTTTCTCTGCTTTTTCATGGATAGTTCGATTAATCCAGGTATTTCTAATAAAATCCTCATTGTTAACAACCCATTTAACTCGGTCATCAATGGTCATTTTATCTACAGAAATATCTGTTAAACCTTCTTCCTCTAAGTGAGACTTATAATCAGCTTCACACCAATCAGGTATGTTATCAATCGTATAAGATTGATTGTATGTACAAGCGGTATGTACTGCAAAGTAATATAAGCCTTCTTCAGTTATTGGTTTTGGATTTGCAAACTTAAGTAAGCCTCGCTCCATGTCTTTACCTTGATAGTTAAGGTAAGACTCTCTATAATATAGTCTACCACGGTAGTCGGTGTCTATATACTGAAAGAATATTTTATCTTTCAAAGCTTCAGCCTTTTGAATCGTCATATTGTAAGCATCAAACTTACTACGATTCTTTAATAAAACAAGTTTAGCATTCCAATGAGTAGCAGCTTGATCGTATTTAGCTTGTGCTCTAACCAATGGTTTCTTGTTAGGTTTATTACGCAACTTATTAGTTAATCTTCTAAGCTCTCCGTAATATCGTTTCTCTAAAGACTTATTACCTAACTCAGGCTTGAAGACAACTCCATTCCAATATAAGTCTTTACCTTCCAACTCCTCATTATTACCAAAGATACAGTAACGATAGTTCTTACCGGTCTCATCAGCTACCTTAAGAGTTTCAGTTACAAACTTGCGCTTGTTCTTTTGCACTGCTTCTAATATGTCGGTGTCTACAGTCCAAGCAGTACGTTGTAGTTTATTTATTGCATCTATAAATGGTTCATTTAATAGCTGCTTAAAGTCTTCTGACTTATCGTAACCCCAATGTTTAATCACTGGGTATCCATTAGCTTGAAATAAGTTATAGATCTTTTTAATTTTTGTGAATGAAGTATTCTGAATTAACTCATTAACTACATCATCGGGTAAGGATCCTATTTGTAACCATTTCTCAGAAGTTTCTATCATATAAGGAGCTCTACTAAATGGTTTCTTTCCTATTGGATTAGCTTCCCATTTCATTTGAGCTTCAGTAGGAGCTCGGAATATTTTAATATATCCGCACTCATAGAAAGCTTCTAAGATTAGGTCGCCGACTGTTACGTCGGCTCTGAATCCTAATTCTACTCCCTTCTGAAGCAACACGTTCTTACCTATAGCAACCGAAGCTGCTGTAAGTTTACATGTTGCTGACTCAGAAGTTGAGGTCTTTGTAAAGTGGTATTGTAAAATTGTTAACGCATCATATACAATTCTCTTTGGGTCCAGTTTGTGCTCGTTCACCAGCCTTACTGCCCACCTCTGAGGTGTACTGATAATTTTCTGTTCTAAATACTCTATTACATTCTGCATTTTTTCTCCTAGTTTTGCGGAATGGGTTCTGTATAACATTAAACAGATCTGACCCACGCCTTAAGCAACATTTAATTTCATGGGATTCTACTACAGTAGCTTCTTTGTCGGTCATCTGACCTCCTTTGATTACTACTATATCTTGTATCCTATGAGTAACTAGTTTATCTATTAACCATACATGATGGTCATAGCTGCGGTTAGTTATTTGATAAGCTCTATGTAAAGTACCTTTACCAACGTATATTACGCTATCACTTTCAGGATCTTTATGAAAGTAAACACAATACATATCTTCAGGGTACTTTACAACTTCATTAGTGTTTTCTCTAATCTCTATGTTGCGCAACTTCTACTCCATTATCTTGTAGTAAATGTAATGCATCAATCTGTGGTATTCTTTTACCGTTGATCCAAGATTCATACAGTTTTTCATATACTACTCTCTTTATTCCAGATTGTAGTATAAGTTTAGTACAATCTTTACAAGGTGAGTGCGTTAAGTATAGCGTTGCACCAAGAGAAGAAGAAGTTGAAGCAGATAATTTAGCTATTGCATTTGTTTCAGCATGAACTAACTCCCACTTTGTGTTGCCTTTAGCATCACGAGTAGCGTTATTCATACCATGCGGAGTTCCATTCCAGCCATAACTAAGTATCGTATTGCCTTTAGCTATCACTGCTCCAACTTTATAGAGTTTATCTCGAGATCTTTTACTAATTATGTAAGCAATCTCGAGATACATTAAATCATCTTTAGATAATGTCAAACCCTGATTCTCCTTTCTGTAATCTACCAGTATTAGTATTGTATATACTAACTCCAGCTGGTCCGGTTAAACCTGTAAACCTAGATTTAAGTACAGTAAAAGCAATCTTGTTACGTTCATCAACTGATTCAGCTACAAGATTTCTTGAGAAAGCTATAATATCAAATGATATTTGTTTGATACTACCACTACCTTTGATATCATCAATGGAAGCCATGTTACCTTCTTCAAATGCTTTACCATCTCCTGCTTTACGCAAGTGACTTACAATACCTAGCCATATGTTATGTTTCTTAACTATCTTAAGTAGATCAGACATAACCTTATCGACTGCTGCATTACCTGTTAGGCCATCGTTACCTTCAGACACAGCAATAGTTATATGATCTAAGAATAGATACTTGCATCCCATAAGAGCCATGTACTCTATCTTATCTATTAAAGAACTATCTTCAACAGAACCTTGGTGGTCTAATAAGACAAGGCGTTCGTCTTTAAATACTTTATCAAAGCCTTCTCTCATTTC